AAACAATAGAAACGGGAGCAAACAATGCAACAGTTAATAACAATTAAATATACAGACGGAACCGAAGCCAATTACATGGTTCGCCCGCCAGATTACGCCCGCTGGGAAATGGCAACTAAAAAGGTCATCTCCCAGTTCGGCGGAATGTGGGACATTCTTTATGTAGCACACAGCGCCATGAAGCGTGAGGCAGGCGGTAAGCCGACTAAGACACTCGATGTATGGATGGAATCCGTAGACGATGTTGAAGTAGGTGGGGAAGACCCAAAAGTCATCCAAGAGGAAGCGTAAGCCGACTCTTAGTTGAACTGGCACTAGCTACACAGATTCCTATGGATCATTGGCAAAGTGCCGAGGATATTCTTACGGCAGTTGAAATACTAGAGGAGCGTAATCGTGGCAGATGAATTAGTTGCCTTCGATAAGACGGAACTTCGTATGGTGTTCAAGGCTCTAAAGAATATGGGTGAGGAAGCCAACGAGGAAGCCAAGCGCCAGTCCGGCGCTCTGGCTGAATTCGCTCGAGATGAAGTTATCCAGAAGGCTAACTCAATCCAAAGCAGCAAGGTCGCAGGTCGAATTGCTCAGGGTTCCCGGGTTAAGAAGTCCAGCCGCATTGGCGAGATTACTTACGGATTCGCTTCTCAGAAATTCTCAGGTGGCGCAACCACTAAAGATATTTGGGGCGGTTCAGAATTCGGTTCCAACAAGTTTAGGCAGTTCCCCGTATGGTCAGGCCGTGAAGGTCGAGGCTCTAAGGGTTGGTTTATTTATCCAACGCTTCGCAAGATTCAACCGCAAATCGTGGCTAGATGGACTGAAGCATTCGACAAGATTCTTAAGGAGTGGACATAATGGCTACAGGTACAAGAGCATTAACGCTCAAGCTGCTTGCCGATGTCGATAACTTTACTAAGAACCTCGACAAGGCAGATAAAGATGTTGCTACCTTCGGAGATAAGGTTGCCAAGTTTGGCAAGATAGCCGGAGCAGCTTTCGCAGCTGCGGGTGCAGCAGCAGTAGCGTATGCAGGCAAATTAGCCATTGACGGCGTTAAGTCAGCCATCGAGGATGAAGCGGCGCAAGCCAAGTTAGCCAATACTCTTCGCAATGTTACAAAGGCAACCGACGATCAGGTAGCAGCTACAGAGGATTACATCCTTAAGACTTCCCTTGCTACAGGCGTTGCAGATGATGAACTTCGCCCATCGTTAGATCGTTTGACTCGAGCCACTAAAGATTTAGACAAGGCGCAGCAATTACAGACCCTTGCATTAGATATTGCGGCTGGTAGTGGCAAGTCTCTCCAAGCGGTCACAGAAAGCCTCTCAAAGGCTCAGGAAGGCAACTTGGCAGGCCTTAGCCGCTTAGGCGTAGGACTTGATAAGGCTGAATTAAAGACTCTTACATTTGACCAGATAACAGCAAAATTAGCCGGTACTTTCGAGAACCAAGCTTCTAAGCAAGCAGACACATTTCAAGGAAAGTTAGCACGCCTTACAGTAGCCTTTGATGAAGGTAAGGAGACAGTTGGCGCTTACATTCTCGATGCCATTACTCCTATGGTCGAGGCTTTAGTTAAGAATGTTATCCCTGCTATTCAGGACTTTACTTCTAATTTAGGCGATAAACTTGCTCCAGTTATGAAGGTTATCCAACCAATTATTAACGGCCTACGATCAGCCTTTAACTCAGTCCGAGATTCTCTTGCTTCTAACAATGACGAGCTTCGCCCATTCTTTAACCTTCTCAAAAGTATTACAGATTTCGTGGTTACTTATATGGCTCCTGCCATTGGGGAAACTCTTGGATTAGCCTTTAAGGCTCTTGGCAAAATCATCTCAACTATTATCGACCAGTTTGCTAACTTCGTAAATCAGATTACTAAAATTTATAACACTATCAAAGGCATCATCGATGCTATTAAGGGAGCAGGTTCGGCTGTAGGAAACTTCTTCTCTGGGGCTTCTTATAGCGGCGCAACCACTCCAGCGGCTCCTATGGCTCCTAGCGCACCTTTACAGACTCCTTCGCTTCCACGCTATATTGCAGCAAGTACAGGGACTACCAATATCACCGTTAACGGCGCAATCGATAGTGAGTCAACCGCTCGCCAGATCGTAGGACTTCTCAACGATTCCTCAGCTCGAGGAACCCTCGGTGGCTCTGGACTCGTATTCGTATGACCGCCTATACACCTTCGTATAAAATCCTTGTTGATGGCATTGAAGTCACAGATGTAACTATTGCCAACCTTACGGTTACTTCCGGCAGAACCGATATCAATGTCCAGCCATTAGCAGGCTATTGCCAGTTGCAGTTATTGAACTTAGATAACTCAAGCTATAACTTCACAGTAGGAACTGGCCTTGCAGTAGAGGTAACTAATTCATCCGGAACTTATATCCCTATCTTTGGCGGTTACATTTCAGACTTTACTATCGCCGTTAACCGAGCCGGTGATCTTGGATATACCACCGTAGCGACCATTACAGCTTTGGGCGCATTGTCTAAATTGCCTAAGATTATTGATAACGGAATCTTGTCCCAAGACTTCGATGGAGACCAGATTTACACACTTCTATCAGGCTATCTATTAGGCCAATGGAACGAGGTTCCAGCAGCTCAGACTTGGGCTACTTATGACCCTACTGAGACTTGGGCTAATGCCGTGAATATCGGATTAGGCGAAATTGACCAGCCGGGCGATTATGAACTTATCGCACGATCATCTAGCCCTACAGACCTTTACACACTTTGCGCGGATATCGCTAACTCAGCCTTTGGCGTTATCTATGAGGATTCCAACGGCAACATCGGCTACGCAGACCAGACACATCGACAGGATTACCTAGCGGCTAACGGCTACACCACTCTCGATGCCAACCATGCCAACGGATTAGGACTAGCTGCAACCACTCGCGCTGGAGACCTTAGAAATTACTTCAACATAATTTACGGTAACAATGGCAACCAGTCATACACAGCTCAGGACACCGTTAGCCAATCCCTTTATGGTACTTATGCAGAATCTTATACTTCTCGCATTAAAAGCACCTCAGATGCTGAAGCCTTGGCAGATCGTTACATCGAGCTGAGAGCCAATCCATATCCTAAATTCCAGAGCATTACTTTCGTACTCGGCAATCCAGAAATTGACGATGCCGATAGAGATGCCCTCATTAACATATTCCTAGGCCAGCCAGTCTGGATTCAGAATCTACCGCCTAACATTACCGGCGGGGAATTTCAAGGCTACATCGAGGGCTGGACATTTAGAGCAAGCCTCAACAACCTAAGCGTGACTTTCAACGCTTCTCCAATAAACTTCTCCCAAGTTGCGGTAAAATGGGAGCAGGTAAATGCAGCAGAGACTTGGAACACACTCAACACAAGCCTAACCTGGCTTAATGCGATCGGAGTAGTAGCGTAATGGCAACAACAACAACTAACTTTGGGTGGGATATCCCTCAGTCGACAGACCTAGTAAAGGATGGCGCTACCGCTATTGCTGCACTTGGCCAAGATATCGACACAGCCCTAGTAGACCTTAAAGGCGGCACCACCGGCCAAGTATTAGCCAAGGCATCTAACACAGACCTTGATTACTCATGGGTCGCTCAAGATGACTCAAACGCTATTCAGAACGCTATTGTCGATGCCAAGGGTGATCTTATTTCTGCAACCGCAGCTGACACTCCAGCACGCCTAGCAGTTGGCACAAATAATCAAGTTCTTACTGCTGACTCAACTACTGCTACAGGCCTTAAGTGGGCAACCCCAGCAACATCAACATCAGGATTTACATTTATTTCTCGATCAACATTCTCGAATGTGGCTACAGTAGACCTTGACAGCATTTTTACTAGCACTTACAACGTTTACCAAATTGTCCTAGAGACCGTTTACGGCACAAATGTGTCAGACGATTTAGCAATTCAGTTGCGTTACGCCGGGCCGACTACAGAGACAGCAGGTTATTATGGGAAAACTGCTTCGCTTGATACTACTTATGCAGTAACAAATAATGCCAATGCTTCGTCTGTTACAGCATTAGTAGACATCCGCAATTCAGCAGCCCAAGCTTCAAGCGGTTCTTTCTTTATTAGCAATGTTGGAAATGCAAGCGAGAATCCTATTGGTTATTTAGTTGGATTCTCAGGCGGTGCTTTATCTGCCAATACAGCAGGCTTCTATCAAGTTACAGCCCGTACTTATACCGGACTTAGATTCGTAGGTGTAGGCGGAAATATCACAGGAAACATCTCAGTCTACGGAATGGCGAAGGCATAATGACAAACGATAATATCTACATATTCAATGCTGAAACAGGCGAAGAAATTACTAGAGCCATGACAGATGAAGAGCAAGCCGAACGCGATGCCGAGGTAGCAGCAAACGCCGCTGCAAAGGCCGAGAGAAAAGCCGAAGCGGCAGACAAGCTTGCAGCCAAGGAAACAGTCTTGGAGAAGCTAGGACTCACCGCAGAAGAAGCTGCTGCTCTATTGGCATGACCCCAAAGTTATGCAAAGCCGGTCAGCAGTTAAGGCTTCAGATCGATAATTCTTACAGTTCAAGGGATAAGTCCAGCGACGGGTGGCTTGGCGATTACCGTCATTCAACGCGTGCTTCTGACCACAATCCTAATGAACAAGGTATCGTCAGAGCCATTGATATTGACCGGGATTTATCTGGTAAGGCAAAGCCAGACCTCATGCCTGACCTTGCAGATCAGATTCGACTCTGCGCAAAGTCTGACAAGAGAATTAGTTACATCATCTTCAACGGCAAAATTGCTTCCTCTCGCATGGGCTGGCGCTGGCGTAAGTATTCTGGAATCAATCCGCATATTAAGCATTGCCATATCTCTTTCACTAAGAAGGGCGATGCAGATGGCTCGTTCTTTAACATCCCAATGATAGGTGGCACAGTATGAATATGAAGAATCCAGCAATCCTTACAGCAGGAGCGTTTCTAGCTGCATGGGGAGCATCTAACTTTGCACTCGACTATCGCTCAGTTCTCTGGGCGGTTCTAGCAGGCGTATTCGGGTACGCAACTCCGAAGAAATAATGAGCGCGGTAGATTACTCGGCTGTTGCCGTTGGAATTGTTACTGTTCTCGGCGGCACAGCTGCGTTTCTACAGTTTCTAGTTAAGCATTACTTAAATGAACTTAAGCCCAATGGTGGCTTAAGTATTAAGGATCAGGTTAATCGGCTGGAAGCGCGTGTCGATACAATCATCGAGCTGTTAGGTAAGTAACACTTTATCTATGGCAAGGAAGCGACCAGTCATAGACTTAGATACTTATAGCAAGCTTGATGCTTATGCCATCGCGCTAAATGAGTATTACAAGTCATTACGCAGAGCAGGATTTACAGAGACTCATGCCTTCTGGCTGCTCTCAGATCGTGAAACCTTTCCGGACTGGATAATTCCCGACCTACCCAACCGGATAGACAATATCCCATACGAGGATGATGACGAGGACTAAATGAAGCGAATCGTTATTCTGAGCGATTTACAGGTTCCCTTCGAGGATGTCCATGTAACTCAGAACATAGCTAGATTCCTACAGAAGTTTAAGCCAGACCAGACAGTAACTATCGGAGATGAAATTGACTTCCAAAGCATCTCTAAATGGAGTGAGGGAACCCCTCAAGCCTATGAGCAGAGCCTTGGCGATGATCGTGACAGATGCGTCAACCTTCTCTGGGAATTGGGTGTTACTGACTGCATCCGAAGCAACCACACAGATAGACTTTATAACATCATCATGAAGAAGATTCCCAGCTTCTTATCCTTACCAGAGCTGAGATTCGAGAAGTTTATGAAGTTCGATGAACTAGGAATTACCTTCCATAAGAACCCTATGAACATCGCTCCCGGCTGGATAGCAGTCCATGGAGACCATACGCCTATCAAGCAGTTAGGTGGCTTATCAGCCCTAGAAGCAGCCCGTAGACACGGTAAGAATGTCATCTCAGGACATACTCACAGAGCAGGCCGTAGCGCCTTCTCAGAGGCTTCTGGTGGCCGTTTAGGGCGTGTTCTGCATGGAGTCGAGGTTGGTAATCTAATGGATTTTAGGCAGGCTTCATATACTAAAGGTACCGCTAACTGGCAGCAGGCTTTTGCCATTATGTATGTCCAAGCTTCTAGCGTTCAAGTCGATCTAATCAACATAGAGAAAAATGGCACCTTTATAGTTCAGGGGAAGGTCTATGGCAGGCCGCGAAAGTGACTTGGCTTACAGCCTAGACGATGCTATTGACGAGGTGGAATTGTTACCGTTTCGTTATCTAAATCTAATCGACCAAGAGCTGCCACTAGGGTAACTTTCTCTTAGTGCCGAAATACGGCGCGAAGGGAGCAAGATGATTACTAACCACGATCACATAGTTATTCTTTCAATGCTTATCGGTTCACTTCCAGGATTTCTTATTGGATATGCCAAAGGCCATGAACACGGCAAGATTCAGGGCAAGATAAATGCCCGCCGTTTAATTAAGGCTCAGACTCAGCACCAGGTTAATCGATGAACGCCCGTGATTACCTCAACGAGGCCAGAGCTACTATCCAAGACCGTGGAGCTGATTACGGTCACCCAAGTGACAATATGCAGCGCACCGCATCCTTATGGAGCGCATACCTCGAAATGCCAGTCAACGATTACCAAGTCGCGATGTGTATGGCATTGGTCAAAATCGCAAGATCGATGGAAACGGCAAAGACTGATACCTATGTAGACCTGGTCGCATATACCAGCCTGGCTGCGCAGCTTCACACAGAGGAGAATGAACTTTATGTTTAATCTAGAAGATTACGAGACAGTCGAAGAGCGACTTGTTAAATACTGGAAGGATCACCCAGATGGTCAGATTCATACGAAGTTGCTGGATTCAACTGCTACTCGGTTTATCGTTGAAGCTAGTATCTATAGAACTGAAGCAGACTCTAGGCCTTGGACAACTGGCCTTGCTGAGGAAACAGTCCAAGGTCGCGGAGTTAATGCTACTTCTGCCCTTGAAAATTGCGAGACGAGTGCGATTGGCCGCGCACTCGCAAATGCAGGCTACGCTACTAAAGGAAAGAGAGCGTCTCGCGAGGAAATGTCTAAAGTTGCTGCAAGCCAAGAAGTAAAGGCTAAAGTTGCAGAGGTAAAGGCTAAGATGGCTGAAACATCTAAGGAATATGTGCCAGTACAGCAGAAAGAGGATCCATGGACAATGCAAGTTATGGCACCAGTTCAGACATTGGAGACAGCCGTAGAGATGGTGAAGGATGTCCTTGGTGGCACTCCAGTCGACGAGAGCTGTATCCATGGTGCTCGTGTATGGAAGACCGGAACTTCTAAAGCAGGTAAGCCTTGGGGTCATTGGAAGTGCATGGCTCAGATTCTAGGAGATGCAGAACGCTGCGAGCCTATCTGGTACGAGATCGATAAAGAGACCGGACAATGGAAACCACAGGTGAAACGCTGATGGGTAAGTTATTCTTTAAGAATCAAGATGAGGAATGGGAGCAATTCCCAACCGATGAGCAGCTTTATATGGCTCAACAGTCTGCACATGATCTACAAGCTCTTGGCTTTGCGATTATCTGCCAACTATGTAATGAACCCCCAACAGTCTCTCAAATTAAGCTGAGAGCCTTACAGAACGCGTGGAAGTGTGACAAGTGCGGCACTATGAATTCAGCAGGCAAGGCATGAGACACACATATAATTTTCAATCTTCATGGGGATATACCAACTGCTCGATTTGCGATGCAGATCGACTATGCAATGAGTACCTTCGAGATGATGGATTAGTGGTCTGGTTATGTAGTGCTTGTGAGAACACACTTCACATATGACAAGACACAGGAAAGACCGAGGCTTTCGTACTGAGCGAGTGGTTGCAGCCTATCTCTCGCAATGGTGGAGAAGCGCAAGCATTGGTCGAGGTGCTGGTAAGGATATCCACAATGTCCCGTTCGACATCGAGGTAAAGGCGAGAGCCGACTTCCAGCCCCTAGCATGGTTGAAGCAGGTCGAGAAGAGGTCGCAAGGCAAAGAGCTAAGCGCCGTGGTGGTCAGAATGAACGGGCAAGGCGAGGATGCTTCACAGTATCTAGCGTTCATGAGATTTCAAGACCTGATTCAACTATTGCTACCTATTTACGGAGATATCAATAAAGATTCGGTAGAATTAGAGCCTGAAAGATGCGCTATGTGCGGATCGTGGAAATTAAAGGATGTCCCATGCCGGACTTGCAAGGTATCTGATGCCAATATATGAATTCGAGTGTACCAACGAGGAATGCGAGGCTAACTTGCGCTACGAGAAGGAGTTATCGATCCATGAACCAC